GTTTATCGTACGCTCGCCCACTCTTGCCCTTTCCAATATAATATGGAAGACCAGTAGATTTGTTTATATAGGCGTAAACGTAGTAATTATTCACTTATTTCATCATACCTTCGATCGCGTCGATCTTATCCATAAGTGTGATATATGCTGAACGCATTTCATCCACTGCCTTATCGTAATCTCTACCAGCGCCCTTAGGCTTTGACTGTTTAAGCATATTCTCAAACTGGCTGATGTTCTTTGACAGAGTGTCTGCTCGTTTAGCAATCTGCTTTGCAGTTTTGGCTGCCTCGTCAAGCTGTTCACCCTTTTTAGCCTTTGTACCCTCGTCTAGTTCAATCTCACCATCCTCAACGTATTCATCCTCAAAACTTAATTCATTCTCAACAGTCTCGACATCTTCAATTGATTTCACGACCAGAGTTGCTTTACCCTTACGATCAACGCCAAAGTCAATAACGTTAACTCCAAAGCTATCCAGCATTGACATAATTTCTTTGGCTTTACGGTCAAAATCACGCTTGGATCTACCAGGAACCTGCCAGGTCATCTTCTCGCCTCGCGCCTCCTTAAGCATCGAGACGTATGTTTCTGAAATCGCCTTAATATCTTTATGTGACATTTCTAAATCTCTTTTACATTACTGGATATGTGATACGTGTGAATCTGATACCGGCATTAGCTGCGTAGAGTTTATCACCTTCGCGCTTCTTGAGGAATACCTTTTCACCAGAGGTCAGTGTCATAGACCCAATCGTCACATCACTTGAATCAAGTACCGTAACAAGGTGCGGCGATGTTGTGGTATTGACGACGCGAACAATATCCGCATCGGATACAGTCACCGCGGCTCCGGCTGTTGTCGGTGCTGCAATCTCTTCTGTAATTGGTCTGTATGATGCCATGGTTATAAATCCATCAGCTCAACAAAATCCTCGATACCCTTTTTCGCTTCTTTTTCAGATTTGAATGTATCGAGTTCGTCGCCGTCAACAAAGGCGATATATTTTGAGCCTTTCTTTTTGATCTCGGCAGTATATTTTTTACGTTTACCGACCTTCATCTTCTCGACGGTCTTTTCGTTGATCTGTTCTACCGCTTCGGTAATACCAAATCGAAACTGTTTAAAGTTAATCATTAGTCCAAACCTATCATTTCAAATTCAGGCTCTTCAAAATCAAGTTCTTTTGACAGAAACTTTTTAACATCTGCTTCTTTACCGGAAACATCAGCCTCACTAAAATCACGGTCGGCCTTAATTTTTACGTTATACTTTTTTTCCCATTTCTTTGTATCTTTATTAAAGTCTCTATCCCAAGGAACCGTATAACTAGCCTCGTTGATCTGAGTGCCTTCGGTCATGTTCTGCGCAAGTTCAATCTTTCTGTTCTCGAACGCAGAATTGACACGCTCAGCCATTGCGGTCTGGAATTCGCTTTTTGCGGTTGCATAATCCTGTTGTTTTACAGAATTGATAAAGTTTGTTACCTTTTCGCTCATTTTAGATTACACCTTAATTTCATTTGTTACTATTTATACAATTAGAACATTGAATCCTCTTTCGAAGGATCCTTATACTTACCGTCAGCAATCTCTTGCTTGATTTGCTTATTCATACTCTCGATGTCATCTTCAGACTGCTGGAGAATATTCTTACGAACCCATTCCTCAGAATAATACCGACCGACGTAATCGTTCAGATCGCGGAGAATATTCAGTCGATCCTGAATCAACTCGGCATGTTTCAGCTCCGCAAAATGGGTATCCTGCATGAAGTCAATGCGGATATTCTGTGAAATCTCTTTCCATTCATTCTCGTTTACGATACCCTTCGAGATCAACTGTGTCTTGAGGATATCCATAAAGAGGTGAGAGAATTTCTTACGGAGACGATTAATGAACTTCTGGAATTTTAGCTCGTCCCGTGTAATCTCTGTCGTCCGACCAAGCGAGAATGGTGATTCCTGCTCAAGACGGTTCACAGGAACATTGAGTGCCTTATAAAGATTCTTCTGGAAGTACACGATATCATCAATCTGCCCAAGATTATCACCGCCAGGGAGTGTCGAGATTTCAGTCCCTCGACCACCTTCCTTACGTGGTAGCCAGAAGTCCTCGAGCATTGACATATGCTTTCGGTCGTCGCGCATCTCGCCGGTATTCGCATCGTAAACCATCTTGTTACGATACTTCGACATGATATTCTGCATATACTCCTCGGCCTTACCTTTCGGCAGGTTACCGACATCAATATAGAATATCCGACGTTCCGGGGCTCGCGACAGACGATAGATGACCAACGAGTCCTCCATCATCCGAAGCTGGTTCACTGGTTTCAGTGCCTTATGCAGGTACGAAAGTACCCTCTTACGGGTCGAATCTGTGACACCTGACGTGACATAAGTGACAGCATCAGGTGAAATCTTAAGACCCTGTGACATCTGAGTGAGTGTCTGGTTCTGGTATACGAAATACTCGTTGATACCCTTGACCATTTTAGTTCGGGTTTTCTCATCGTATTCTTCTTTGACCTCACGAACCTTACGGATCTTTGTGGGATCAATATACCGAACCTCAAGAACACCCTTCTTAGGATTCTTCTCGTCAATAATCTTATGATAGTAAATCTTACCATCGATATACCACCGACGGAAGATATCATGTCCTCGGAAATTAAAATCAAGCAGCTCGACTACCTTATCGAACTCCTCGTAAATAAGTTCTTTTACCTTGTCTGATTGATCAAGATCATCAAGGTTAATATTAACTGGTGCAAGCGCATCGTCCGAAACAATTGCTTCGTTTACAATGTCTTCGACCGCTGCGTCACATTCTGGATTCTGTGCAAGATCACGATATTTGTGAACAAGATCATTATCGTTCTTAGTACCAGTGCCATCAAGATCAACGTATGATCCATAATAGCCGCCGGCATTAATAACCTGCCCAGTACCGTCATCCTCTGTCGGAGGAACAAACGATAGTTTACGCTTCTCTTCGGATTCGGACTCAGACTTCCGCTTAATCTCAAAGCCGAACAGATTGAAACCACCTTGTTTGTCGTTTTCTGCCATTCTTTACTCCATTATCACTATGAAAAACATCAGGGGAGGCGAACCTCCCCATCAGTTTCCATCACTATTTATTCGAGCCTATGTAGTCGTACCGGATGTCCAGTAGTCATACGTAAGTTCAACCTCGAACTCTTCGATCTCGTCATTGGTTTCGTAACTCACATCAATTGCAGCAACTGATGTTGGGAACGCACCCTTGAAATCGTACCGCTTGACTGCGACACCTGAACGATCGAGTTGCTCGATGATCATATCCGCCTTATAGTCAGTCGGATTGGTACGGCCAGTGTTTTCCTCATGACCATTAATACCATTCATCCAACGTTCCATTGCATTGCGGATCACGAAGTTCGTGTCGTTAATGATCGTCACGGTCCATGGTTCAAAGGTCCGATCGCCTGCAACCTGAAGCTGCCGACCGCGGAATGGTACCTCGATCGCAGCAATGGTTGATGCCGGAAGCTGAGCTGCCTTACACATAAATGATGTAAGTTCAACGTCACCTGCGGCATATCCAGGATATGTGATCGTAGCTTTGAACAGGTTAGGCCGTGCGCCACCACCTGTAAGTTTTGACTTGAAGTCATCTACGCCTAGGATCGCCATTTTGATTTACTCCTTACTGACCGGCAATCTCAGAGAATTCAACACCGGTACGTACCGCGATGAAATTCAATGTGATAAAGTTAATGGAACGAGCCGGCTGGATATAAATGTCCGCGACAAAGCGGTTTGTATCAATGACCTGCGGTGTGTTATTAGTTTCGTCACACACGACCTGGAAATCGGTCATACCGCGACGGCCCTGAACATCACGCAGGAAGGGCTCGACAAGATTACGGAACTGAGCACGTGTGAACTCATCGTTAAGCTCGAACAGCTGGAATTTGGCAGCTGTGGCAATTGCCTTCTCGAGGACGATGAACAGGCGCCGCACGTTAATCCGATCAAACGCAGATGGTTTGGCCTGCGCCGTCTTATCACCAAAGAGGATAATACCTTCTCCGGGGAACGAGACGATCGGGTTAACACGAGCCTTATACAGTGTATCACGCTCAGCCTTAATCGGATTAAATGCAAGTTTGGTGACACCACGGATCTGACCACGATTGAAGCCAGCGGGTGAGAACCAGGGATCCTGCACGTTATCAGTAAAGGCGCAAAGACCGGCGATATCACCGGCAGCATTGATCCAACGGAATGTGTCGTTGTACTTGTCAAAGACATACAGCGCGCCAGAATCAAAGACCGCGTAGGATGACGAACCGATTGAATCAGCCCATTCCTTCACGTTATCCGCTGCGTCAACCTGGTTGACCGTACGTGAAACCGCAGGTGAAACAAACGCAACAAGGTCCTTACGATCCTCAGCAATCGCGATGAGATACTCCGCAAGGGTATCATCATCAGCCTCTGCAACCGGCGCACCGATCAGAAGATTGACGTCGATTGTTTCGGCATCAGCAAACAGATCATACGCGAGCTGAAGCTCACCAACCGTTGGCTCCGCGGCAGTGCCGTCTGAACCATTCACCAATTCATAACCGAGAACATCGTCAACAGTCGTGTATTGGGCGGCGGCATCTGAACCGGCGGGAAGTGTGGAATCAGTGGTCCGCTTACCTGAATCGGTCAGCTGTGAATCAGCGGTACCGACCCAAACAAAGCGCGACTGCTGATTGATTACCTCGACGTAGTAGTTTGTCTGACCGTTATTGGCCTTCGCGTCGCGAGCCTGTGACAGACCTTCCCAGACCTCAAGTACCGTCATGCGGGTACCCGTAATCCGACCACCCTCGTCAACGACAACGATATGAAGCTCGTCATCCTCAACGTCGCGAGCGGCAGCATAATCAGTCGTACCAGGTGCAAAGTCAAACAGACCAGCAAATGACGAGAACATCTGATCGTTATATGCAGTCGCGTTAGTGACGACATACACTCCAATCGAGTCACCGAGTTCACCAGGGAACTTTGAGACAAACTGCTGATCAGCGTCGAATGTAACCGTTTCGTAGTGCTCCTCGTTCTTTACCAGAACGCCAGCAGCACCAGAAGTTGAATTGAGCATGCCGTCCTGCTCAGCACGGACAACACGAAGGTCGTTTGCGTACTGCAAGAACTGCGCGGCAGGCAGAAAATATTTGAATGTTGTGTCGTTGGGCTCAAAGAACCGATCTACCAACTGATTTTCGGAACCAACCTGAACAACACGATCAACGGGACCCCAGGCAAACGCGCCTGCGATAGCACCGATCGATGTCGAAACAGCTGGAACCACATTGGTAAGATCAATCTCATTGATCTCAACTCCAGGAGATACCTGAAAAGCCATGGGTTATTCCTCTTTTCTCTCAGTAAAATTGATAAGAATATGCATAATACGGTGGTGTGTCATTGATACTATTTATAAAAACCGAAAACTCTCAGAAAAATGTACCGAACTGATCGTCATCACTCGTTGTCCATACGTCACCATCAACGACCTCAAAGCGATTATCAAGTCCGTTATCAATCTCACCGAAAGGTAACATATCGTCTTCAATCATTTTCATCTGTTCTGCATAAATCATTTTCTTAACATCGACGTCTGCATACTCGGCAAACATCTGTGTAGTCGTAAACCATCCAAATAGAACCAGATTCATAACCAAATCGTCATGGTTACCATCGGACGCTTCAAACGACGAGCCTCTTGCAACAAATGTCGATAGTTCCATTATCGTGTATGCGTCACGGATAATGATCTGATCCTGTTCAATCAGATCCTTCATTGTCGATGTACCGATCCGCTTCACCTTACGGCTCATATGTACACCGATTGCACCTGCCTTTACAGCAGACTCGACGAATACATTTTCATATTCAAGTTCGTAATAGAGACCATTACAGACAGTTTCACCAGAATCGTTTGATTCGATGACGACATACGCTTCGTTATAGGTCTTTGCGTACTTGTAAATGATATCAGGGAACAGCAACGGTGATATCATATTGTCACGGAATACCGCAACCTGCTTAAATGGTTTGGTCGACACGTCAATGATATTAAAGGTCGAGTAGTCTCGTCCGCGGCCCTTTGCCACGTCGACGAACATCATATATTCAGAATCTGGATTTGGTCGCTCGAATACCCTTACCGAATCCTGTTCATATATCGGATTCTGAGACTTGAGTTTCAGCAGCTTGTCACCAGAGATGAGCGTGTTACCTGAACCCAGGAAGTCATTGCCATATTCCTGTTTAAACTGAAGTTCAGATGTGTTGGCAATTGTTTCTTGTTTCCATTTCTCGTCACGACCCGGCACGTCCCACCAGTCAATCCGAAACGGTTTAAAGTTATTCGTCTCTTGGACAGCACCTTCCCATAGTTTATGGAATACATTACCAAGACCATTTGCGGT